GGAACGCAGGTATCAAATTAAATATGAAACCAATGATTGGTATGGCGACGTAGAGGAGCCAAACCAGTTAGTATCTCCTGGTGGTGTCAAGGTCTTTATGGATAAGATCTCTAAATATCCACCAAGAGACTATCAGTACAACACCGTTTATCAAGCCCTCAAAAACAACAGAGGATTGTTCCTGTCACCAACAGGATCTGGTAAGTCACTTATGATCTATAGTATCGTGAGGTACTATGTTGCGACAGGTAAAAAGATTCTGCTCGTAGTTCCTACTACTTCACTGGTGGAGCAGATGATCAAGGATTTTAAAGACTATGGATGGTCCGCCGACGAACATTGTCATACCATATATTCGGGCAAAGATAAGAATACTGACAAACCAGTTATCATCTCCACATGGCAGTCTATCTACAAGTTCCCGAAAAGATACTTTGATGACATTGATTGTGTTATCGGAGATGAAGCACACTTATTTAAGTCGAAGTCCCTCACAGGAATCATGACCAAGCTTCACAATGCCAAGTATCGTTTCGGATTCACTGGAACTCTTGACGGAAGTAAGACTCACAAGTGGGTGCTGGAAGGATTGTTTGGTGCATGTGAGAAAGTTACAAAGACTGATGATCTTATCAAGAAAGGTTATCTATCAAACTTCAGGATTAAAGTTCTGGTGTGTAAGCATGAGTATCAACACTTTGCAGACTTCCATTCTGAAATGGAATACATTGTTACTCACAAAAAGAGAAACAACCTCATCAAGAATTTAGTTAATGACATCAGTGGTAATACATTGGTGCTATTCAACTATGTCGAGAAGCATGGTGAACCACTTTACGAACTCATAAATAACAGTGTTGGTAATGAAAGAAAAGTATTTTTTGTACACGGCGGCACTGACATTGAAGATCGTGAAGCTGTAAGACTCATTACAGAAAAAGAAGACAATGCAGTGATCATTGCTTCTTACGGAACATTCAGCACTGGTATCAATATCAGGAGACTGCACAACATCATCTTCGCATCACCTTCTAAATCAAGAGTACGTAACTTACAGAGTATAGGTCGTGTTTTGAGGAAGGGAGAAGGGAAAGACATTGCTACTCTCTATGATATTGCAGACGACATATCTGGTCGTCGAGAAAATTATACACTTAAACACCTCTATGAGAGGATTGCAATCTACCAGGAAGAAAACTTTAAATATGAAACAATAAAAATAGATTTAAGATAAGCATGGAAGAAGAATTTTATGCAACAATAAAACTGGTATCTGGTGAAGAGCTTGTATCCAAAGTTTGCTACATGACTGATGAAGATTCTTTATTAATGGAGAATCCTTTACTAGTTGACAGAGTAACAACAAAGAAAGCTGGAAAACAAATTGACGGATTCTCATTAAAAGAATGGATTTGTTCTTCTTATGATGATATGTTTATTATTCAAATGGATAAGGTACTAACCATCTCTGAACTAGATGAGAGAGTCAGGTTGTATTACATAATGAATGTAAAAAATATTGACTCGGATGAACCAGAATCAAAAACAAATGAGATCTCTAGAGAGATGGGATACCTAGGTTCTGTAGAAGAAACTAAAAAGAAATTAGAAGCTCTATTTAATAAAAGCTAATATGTCTCTTGAACCCTTACAGAGTTATTCTATTAGGTTTTAGGTCTCTTGTCAAGCTATTGACAGAATTACAGAATCGAGTTATACTGTTGTCAGCAAATAGCAACTAGATGGCAAAGGCAAAGACCGAATACTACGTTAATAATAAAGAGTTCCTCGAAGCAATCGTGGAATATAAACGTAAGGTCGAGCTCGCCAAAAAGAAAGGTAAATCGAAACCGCTTGTACCAAATTACATTGGTGAATGTTTCCTGAAGATTGCCACCCACCTGTCTTACAAACCAAACTTTGTCAACTACATGTTCCGCGAGGACATGATCTGTGATGGTATTGAGAACTGTCTCCAGTATATTGATAACTTTAATCCAGAGAAGTCTTCTAATCCTTTTGCCTATTTCACCCAGATCATCTACTATGCTTTCCTTCGTAGAATTCAGAAAGAGAAGCGTCAACTAGAAATTAAGAGTAAGATCCTTGAAAGATCTGGTCACCAAGAAGTCATGTACACAGAAACCTATGAAGGTGACATGGCTGGTATGAATGCTTCTTATGCAGACATGGGTAGCATCAAAGAAAACATTGAGACAAGAATGAACCGATGACTGTAGCACTGATTACTGATCAACATCTAGACGGTCGTAAGGGTAGTTTGGCATTCTGGAACTACTTTCAAAAATTCTATGATGATGTCTTCTTTCCTACGCTAGAGAAGAAAGGTATCAAAGAGATCATCGACTTGGGTGACACATTTGACAACCGTAAAGGTATTGACTTCAATGTATGGAATCGTGTTCGTACTCACTACTTTGATCGCCTGAATGAAATGGGTATTACAGTGCATACAATCTTGGGCAACCACTGTGTGTACTACAAGAACACAAACTCCATCAACTCTCCTGACTTATTGCTAGGTGACTATGATAATATTCGTGTCTACGATGAGGCTACTACTGTTACTATTGAGGGTACGAAAGTTTGTTTTGTCCCTTGGATCAACAGGGAGAACGAAGCATCGACGATGGAACATCTCCAACAAACAGATGCACAAATTGTCATGGGACACCTCGAACTTGACGGTTTCGAAGTAACACCTGGGCTTAAGATGGAGCACGGACATGATCCTTCTATCTACAAGGACTTCAAACAAGTCTTCTCTGGTCACTACCATCACAAGTCAAGCAAGGGCAACATCACATACCTAGGTAATCCTTACCAGATGTTCTGGAATGATTACAAGGATGAGCGTGGATTTCATCTGTGGCAACCCAAGACAAATAGACTGACTAGAGTCAAGAATCCATATGAGATCTTCAAGAAGGTCTACTACAATGATGTAGATAAAGACATGGTTCTTGACTACACGGAGTACAAAGATACCTTTGTTAAAGTAGTTGTAGAAGAAAAGAGAGACTACTACAGGTTCGAAACAATGATTGATTCTTTGTATGCTGCTGGTGTACATGATATCAAAGTTGTTGAGACTCTTGTGAGTGAGGACGAAACCGATGATGTTGACATTGAAGTAAAAGATACCCTCACACTTCTGAACGAATATATCGATGAGGTGGAGATTTCCGTAGACAAAACATCACTGAAAAAACTCATGAGGAACCTATATATTGAAAGCTGTGAGATGGTATGACGGATGCTGCGTACATATTGACTCTGGTTGACCACCCAGAGGGTGTGTTTTCTATCATTGATCGTATTAGTGGGGATAAAGTAGTCCCCATTTTCGAGTGTCAAGATGACGCAGAACGTTATGCCCTCCAACTCATAGAAGATGAGGAGGCACCTGAATTACAGTTAGTTGAAATAGAAAAGGAACTTATTATTGCAGCTTGTGAGCAAAGAGACCACAGGTATGCTATAATAAGCGTTGATGATTTTATTATTCCGCCAATTGATCTAGAATGATTGTCTTTAAAAAACTTCGTTGGAAAAATTTCTTATCTACTGGAAATGTATTCACCGAGATTGACTTGCTAGCTTCAAAAACAAATTTGATTATTGGTGCTAATGGTGCTGGCAAGTCTACCATTCTAGATGCACTAACTTTCTCCCTGTTTGGGAAACCATTTCGTAAGATCAACAAACCGATGCTGGTGAATAGCATCAATCAGAAGGATTGTGTGGTTGAGATCGAGTTTAGTATTTCAAAGAACGACTTCAAGGTTGTTCGTGGTATCAAGCCTGGCGTCTTTGAGATCTACCAGAACGGTCAGATGCTTGACCAGTCCAGCACAACCAACGATTATCAGAAGCATCTTGAGACTAACATTCTCAAGATGAACTACAAATCTTTCACCCAGATTGTGGTGCTGGGAAGTAGCACCTTCGTTCCTTTCATGCGTCTTCCTATTGCTCAACGTAGGGACATCATTGAAGACATTCTTGACATTCAGATCTTCTCTGTAATGAACACCGTGTTGAAAGACAAGGTGAAGATGTCTACAGATGAGATGAAGCAGATTGACTATCAATCTAATCTTGCTGAAGAAAAAATTCTGATGCAAAAGCAATACATCGAACACATCAGCAAGAAAAACGAAGAGACTGTTGTTGAAAAACAGAATGCCATTGCCTCTTTGTTAGCAGAAGAAGAAAAAACTATTGAAATTGTTAACAACCTTAACGCAGAAAGTGAAAAATATTCTAAAGATTTAGAAACCAACTCTTATACACCAACAAAACTTAAAAAGTTAAACACTTTAAAGGGAAAGATTCAACAAAAGTTTTCTACGCATAAAAAAGAACATGAGTTTTTTATGCACAACTCTACATGTCCTACTTGTAGTCAGTCAATTACAGAAGAGTTGAAGGATGCTAGAATTACTACTATCATGGAGTCCATCAAAGAACTAAACAAGGGCTTTGATGAAATGGATATTGCTATTAAACTTGAGGAAGAAAAAGAATCAAACTATATCGAAACATCTAAACTTATCAACAAAGTTAATTCTGATATTGCAATAGCAAACTCTACCATCACACGCATTCAGTTGCAAGTCAAAGACCTGATGGACCAGATTGAATTATTAAGAAATAATAAATCTGATTCGTCAGAAGCAGACGAGAAGTTAAAATATTTACAGGAAGAATACCTGAAACTGAAGAAACAGATCTCCGAGATCAAAGAAGAACGTGACACACTTCTTGCAGCGTCACAACTCTTGAAAGATAATGGAATCAAAACCAGGATCATCAAGAGATATCTTCCTGTGATGAACAAACTCATCAACCAGTACCTTCAGAATATGGACTTCTATGTCAACTTCGCACTGGACGAGAACTTTGAGGAAACAATCAAGTCAAGATACAGGGATACGTTCTCTTACGAATCCTTCAGCGAGGGAGAGAAAGCTCGTATTGACATCGCTCTTCTGCTTACTTGGCGTGCTGTTGCTAAACTTAAGAATAGCGTCGATACTAACATCCTCATATTAGATGAGATCTTTGATGGTTCTCTAGATCAGAATGGTACTGGCGAACTAGGATGGATCCTTCGTAACTTTGATGATGACACTAATGTGTTTGTGATCTCTCACAAAGAAAATCTTGATGGAAAGTTTGATAGAACTCTACAATGTGAAAAAGTAAAAAACTATTCTGTTGTCCGAGAGACAGTTGCAGAAGCGGCATAGGGGGGTCTTCGGACCTCCCTTTTTGCGTATATACTATATGCATCAACGCAAGAGACGCCATGACCAACCAAGCAATCAAAGGTAATCTGGCACGACTGCTGGCTACCGAGAACCTTGTGGTTGAACACCGCAATTGCTCCACTGCACAGTTCAACGTAGATACCCGCGTACTTACGCTGCCTAATTGGGATAAAGCATCTAACATCGTCTATGACCTCCTGGTGGGTCATGAGGTTGGTCACGCACTCTTCACCCCTAATGAAGACTGGAGGAACGTTGCTGACTGTCCTATGGACTTTATCAACGTGGTTGAGGATGCTCGCATTGAGAAGCTGATGAAGCGCAAGTATCCTGGTCTGCGTCGTTCTTTCGCTGGTGGTTACAAAGAACTGCATGATAGAGATTTCTTTGAAATTGCTGACGAAGATCTCAACACTTTCAGCCTGATTGACCGTATCAATCTGCACTACAAAATTGGTGCTTCTGCCATGATTCCTTTTGAATCGGATGAGCGTCAGTTCCTTCCTCGCATTGATGAGTGTGAAACTTTTGAGGAAGCCCTGCAGATTGCTGTTGACATTTATAACTACAGTAAGAAAGAAAAGGTTCAGGAACCTGCTCCTGAAGAGATGCAAGCAAACCAAAGTTCTTCCGAAGGTGCTTCTGGTGAAAGCATGACTCATGAAGAAATGCTTGAGGAAGCAGAACGCCGCGAAGGTGAAAATGAAAGTGGTGAAGGCGCAGAATCCATGCCACAGAGTGGTGGCACACCAGAAGGTGGTGATCATATGGATGAAGAGGAGTCTCGCACCCAACGTGCATTTGATGAGAATGCAAAAGGATTCACTGATCGTTGGTCTGGTAACAACACTTATATCGAGATTCCTGACAGCGTTAATCTTCCTGATTATGTTGCTGATTGGACTGAAGTTCATGACTGGATTGATTCTTATTCCAAGGGATTTCTTGAGCGAAATGAGGACTTTGCTGGATACATAGAAGTACAGGATGCTTATCGTGAGTTCAGAAAGCAATCGCAGAAAGAGGTAAACTATCTTGTCAAAGAGTTTGAGTGCCGTAAGTCTGCTGACGCTTATGCTCGTTCTGGAGAATCTAAAACTGGTGTTCTTGATACTTCAAAGCTTCATACTTAT